AGCCTGCTGTATCTGCATCTTATTCTGATCAGTCTGCATGTCTGCCTGCATCTTGGCCTGATCAATCTGGAGTCTAGCTCCGTCACGCTCGGTCCGCTGCTGAAGTTCTCCTTGCTTGATTTCTGCGCTGAGCTGTGCTATTTGCATCGCGTCACCTTGCTGCGCGGCAGGATCTTGAGGCTTGAACTGCTCCGCAGCCTCATTAATCATACCCAGCTCTTGAGCGATTCCGGTAGATCCAAGCTGCTCTTCAATGAACCTTTGGACCTCTAGTATTACCTTAACTTGATCTTCAGCCTCTTCAGGGATTAATCCTTCGTTCTGGGCTATATCGACCGCGCTGTGAGCCTCGGCCAAGTAATAATTTAAGATATGATCTTTTAAATGCATTGACATTGGATACAAAAACGTGCTCGCGATAGCTGGGTTAGACCCAAACAGTGGCGACTTCAAGAACGGCAAGTGAACTTGCAAGTGAGCCATGTGATCTTGCTCGGTAAGGACGTATATGCCCTGTCCCATTGCAGCGGCCACGTTCTCGCTTACCGGATCTCTGTCCTCGTCTCCGACTTTCGGGGCCATTACTTCAGACGCCGGAACCTTTAGCGTTCGCAGGAACATTTCCTCGATGGCGATTGGATCGTACAGTTGAGGCACAATCTGAGCACGGGCCATGATGGCCTGTATCTGAGCAAACCTCTGAGCCTCGCTGAAGATCGCGGGGTTGCTGATCGGGACCACGTCTGCGGGTCCGTCAAAGTCTTCCGCTGATATTTCAAGTCCTGTATCAAGCGCGTCTAGCTCTTCATCCGTATAGTACATGCTGTTGATGCGGTGCAGGATGTTGAAGCTTCTCGCCATAGAGGCGTGTAAGCGCGAGTGTATAGAGCTGAATACAACCATTCCCTGCTCGATGATAGCCATCGTTGTGCCAACTGGCGCATTAGGGTTCTGATCGTTAAACTTCTCGAAAGATGTCTGGACAACGCCCTTGCCTGCGTCAACCAAGAATCCTAGCAACTGAAACAGCGTAGGGCTTGGTCCCGCAAAAGGTAGCGGCATAGCCAGCTTTCTAACGTCGTCAATTAGCGCGCCGCCTTCCATCTCTACAATCTCAGTAGGCTGCACGTTAAGCGTCTGACCGTTAGGACCGCCCTTGAGCTTGAGCAGGGTTGGCACGTTTTGAATGTAAGCAGAGTCGAGCAACGCTCTAAGTGCTCCAGTAGCAGCGCCACTTAATCCGCCGATCATGTGAGTCAGGCCGATAGGGTAAGCGCCACGCCACGGTACGAACGGAAATTCAACAAGCCAGTGGAGTTCTTTCTGCCTATCGTCGTCCTCTTCCCAGTTCCGGTAAAGGCACAGCGGCAGCTCGCTAGACTTATCGACGCTAAGAATGTATGGCGCTAAGCCTTCTCCGTCTTCAAAGTCCATGAAGGTGTATATCTCAAAGATTGTTCGCAGGCCGTCCTCGTTGTAAGAGGTATTCTGCTTTCCTTCTATTTTTTCGTTAGCTGTCTCTGCCGCGCTGAAAGTAGGCTCTGTCGGAGACGGAAGGTCCACGTCGGCGTACATGCCGGCCTCGACTCTCTTTTCGTACTCCATCTCGGTGATGTACTGAACGTGAGTCTTTCTCTCAGCCGTATAGAAGTTAGTCGCGGAGAACGGCAGGTAGATGTCGTCGATAGGAACGAACTCAGACGTTGGCCGCATGAATCTAGAGTTCCACATAAACTTCATGTACTGACCGCCGCCCAGCGGTAGCTGAGTGCTGAGCTGCTCAAGCTCGGACCTGAACTCAACCATCTGCTCGGTCGTCTGCCAGTTCATAAACTCAGTCTTACGCTGAGCCTTGCCAACCTTAGCCTTGTCAGCCTCGCCCAGTATCTTAGACTTTACGGGTCCGGTCGGAGGGAATACCTCTTTGATGAATCGAGCAGAGAAATCGACGCAAGCCTCGACTAGCATCGGGTGGACAACCTTGTTGGCTCCACTGAACTGAGCACCGCCTGGTGCGTCATCGCCAAGGCCAGTACGTCTTAGCCCTTCTTCGTACTGCAGGTCTCTCTTCTGACGGGCCTCTTTATCTCGCTCGATCTTCGTCATCAAGTCATTGATTGAGGTCTTTAGCAGCGAGGCGTCAACATCGTCAACAATGTTAGCGAAGTGATCGGATGCTTCTCTGACAGAGATCTTCTCCATCATAACAACAGCACCGCCGTCCTCGGTGTCTTCAAAGTCCAGCTCTTCCTCTGGAATCTCTACCATCGTGATTTCTTGCTCTACTTCAACTTCTAGTTCATCAGCCACGTTAAGCTTCCTGTAGTATGAGTTCAGCCATTCGATTAATTCGTTCAGGATTGTATGTTACTGAGCCGCCTTTAGCGTACCCATCGGCTAGTATTTCTTGAGCCATCAAGTTAATTCTCTCGGGATTATACTCTGCGCTAACTAATCCTCCACGGCTCATTCCGTTATCTTTTTGAGTAGCGATGTCATCTTTGAAATTGCTCCAATTAGGATATTTTTGGGAGTTCTTGTTCCACATCGTCTGATCACTAAAAATCTTATCAACTATATCGGGCAGCTCTAAAACGCTAACGAACCTGTCAGCCTCCTTAAAGCGCATCGCATCACGGCCTTGTGTAGTAAGCATGTCAGTAGCTTCTACGACCAAGTCGGCCTTCGCTTGGCTTAGCGTCCGCAGACCATGATTCTGAAGAATGCCTCCAAAACCTCCGCTGTCTATCATCCAACCCAGTCTTACTTGAAGGTTTCGATCACCTTCTGTTATTGGTACTCTATTGCCTTCAACAAATGGAGCTAAGTCTAATAGGTCAAACTGGTCCAAATCTCTATCTACCATCGCAACGTCAGCAAGATTAGTCGAGCGGTTTGTCTCGTTTAAAAAGTCTTTAGTAGAGCGAGAAAGCTTTTCTCTATACTCAGGATCTCTTCTTATGTACTCTTGCGACCTACCGTCTTCCACATCAAACGAATTTTCAGGCGGTTTAATTTCGTTAATTATTTCAAACTCATCCTCATCAAAGTAGAGGTCTTCGCCCTCCTTCCCAGTAACCTTAACCGTATTAATTTGAACGTGTGGCCTAGCGTCCGCATCAAGAAGAACGGTTAAAAACGCGGGAGATGGACCAAATCTTGGCTGGTCATATTCGCTTCCGTATGAACTTGCATAACCTTCTTGCTTCGTACACCAGCCAGCCTCTCCTCCAACTGCTTTGCAAGTTTTCATGTTGGCGCTTGATTCCATTGTGTCTGGAAGCTCCACCCACCGGCCACCCTTCCCGCTCTCTGTAAAAGAGATATCAAGATCCTCGTCTATCAATTTTGGTTTTCTGAGAATAATTGACTGCAGCTCTTTGTCTATTTCGCCTTGACGCCAAGCGTTAACCTTAGCGACATGCTTAGAGGCTTGCGGCACAGTCATCTTAACTAGCTTGTCTTTATCTATCATAAGCTTTTCGGGCAAGCCAGAATCAGGATCTAGAGAATTACTCAACTCATCTACAAGGTGATCAAAGTTTAAGTTTTGAGCAAGGCCTGGGTTTTCAACATAGTTTATACTGTCGAGTCGATTATAAGGATCTTTAAGCCACTGGTTTCCCGTTATGTTCTCATAACCTTCAATGAACCCACCCGATCGAGACGGATTTATGAAGTTAAGAACCGCCGTGTTATCAAGTTGATAGTCAGCGGCTACTTCCCAAGCCTTTGCTAAGTCTGTCTCAGCGTCTAGAGAGATAGACTTACGTTTATGAGTGTCACTTCCCCAGTAGCCAGTGTTGGCATCGCCTAGCCCAGCGTATTCATCTCTATTGAACGGATCAAGAGAATGAATTGACTCTCCATCGTTAGCCATCTTCAGGATAGGATCTCCAGCCGTAGACAGATCGTTTTTTACATAACCAACCAGCTTCTTTTTAATCCAATCGTTTAGTTCAACAGACCCAGGCTGCTGCCTCGATAGAGCTAAATCATAAGCTTTTGGATAGTTTTGTTTAACCCACTTGTTAAATACTTCGTTTTTCTGTTGAGGCCCCATGTCTGGATATCCGTCAAGATTATCCTCGTATTCTTCCCACCCCTCTTGAATCTCCTTCTGGAATACCTGTTGCCGCCTAAGCTCTTGAAGTTGCAGACCCTGACGTTCCTGTTGGTCCGCGACTTTTATGATCGGCCTGCGTCCGGCCACATCCCTTATAAAGTCTACATTGAAACGTCCTGATTGATCTCTAAGTATCGGAGTTCGTTCGACAGGGTATAGAGCTAATTCTGGAGAAAGTTTAGGGTTGTCTGGTGAATAATATAAGCTATCTCCATCATCCCTCGGCCAGTTACCGCCCTTCTCCTTCGTAGACAGTTGACGTGCTCCCATAGCCTCCAGCATTTCCTGCAGGTCACTATAGTCAGCGTCAACCGCACGATCGGCAGCTTCATTGATCGCGACTCTGTCTGGATCTAGCCTAATCGGAGCCTCTGGTCTGTCCGAGTTCATCATAGCCGCTCTCTTTAGGGCGCTGGCTCCGGCGGCTACCGGCACAACTTCGCCGACAGTAAATGCGTTCTCTAGCCCAAACCTAGTCCGCTCGTCAAGCTCACCGTACCGATCGCCAATGTATTCTGCAGCTTCGGGGATGGGTCCGAGATTGTCCTTGTTCTCTTCGTACTTCCTAGCTAGAGCCTGCATTCCTTCGCTCATCGCTCCAGTAAACGCTTGGTTAACATCTCGACCAGTGCTGGTTCTAGGGTTGTAGTTCAGCGCCTCGTTGTACCTAATGTTGTCAGCCTTCAGCTCTTCAATGGTCTTGTCGGTAAAGAACTGGTCCGACAATGACGCGGCTGAAGAGATCACCGGACCCGCAACGCCTGACACAAAGTCTGCGCCAATGTCGCCGAGCGCAAGTATCGTGCTGTCGTCGGTGTCAAACGACACGCCTCCACCCTCGGCATAGCCCATGCTCTGCAGATGCTTTAAGTATTCTTCGTCTATAGTCTGACTGGGAAGACCCTTGTTTGTGTATCCTAGCTTAGCGTTGTACCCGTACTCACGCGGACCCCACTGCCTCTTTTCTGCTATTAATCCTTCTCTCTTTTTAGCTTCAAACAACTCTCTACCGTATTGATCAACATTGGGCATGCCTATCTCAAAAGGCACAGGCTCAAAGATTCTATCAGAAGCCGCCTCTCCCATGATTTGTTCTTTAAACCCAGGGTGAGCGTCAGGCATTGTTACAGCGCCTCTATCTGGCGTCGGCCTAATGATTGTCGGACCTAAAGCAAGCGTGGGCGCGCCAATAAGGGATGGCTCGGTAGAGTCTAATAGAATCTTTTCGTAGTCAAATATCTGGCCTTTACGAGATCCGAGCGGCACGGTAACAGGGTTTGGATCAAGCGGCTCAAGACCTGAATCAATACGCTTCTTGTTAAGGGCTTCGCGAGTCTCAATTACTTTCTTTGCAGTGATTATTGTCTCTGGCTTCCTGCCGCTCATTATGTCGGCTAAATCGGATCTACCCTTGAAGGTATCCTCTCTAAGAACTGCCCATGTATTAGGGTCCAGTATGTCTAACTTCTCTCCCGTGATAGCCTCTAGGTTTATGTTTATCTTCTCTCTCTGCTCTGGCGTAAGCATGTTCTTATTGGCCGCAGAGAACCACGCCTTCTTGAGCTTCTTGAACACTTCCTTGTTTGTGCGAAGCTGATCTGCAGCTCCTATCAGCGGAATGATCAAGGTTCCGTCTGGCTTTATGTCCGGTTGTGACCCGTATCTGTCGGGGCTTTTTATATTGTTTGTAAGCTCTGTTGACGTTTGAGAAGCGTCCACTGCCCATACTGGATAGTCAGTGCTATTGCCGTCAGAGTCGAGCATCCTCGACACNGGATACTCTCCGAACTCAGCNTTGAAAGCTTCGGACATCTTGTTGTACTGCCGTCCGATGAACGGATATCCTGGGCCTGCACCGTCGATGGTTCCCGTCCTGTCAGACTGGGTAACAAACATCTTGGTTCTTTGATCGAGTATGTTCATGTCGCCAAGGATTTCAGA